ATGGCTTTGGTCAGGCACCGCTGGAGCGAGTTGTTGACCGCGAAGCTATCCGGGTTCTGGATCGCGCGGTTGCGATGGTCGAGGACCGGCATGGTCTCGGTGACATCGTTGTCTCCGCTGTGGTCGAGGCCGACAGTGACGCGCACGAACGAGTATCCATGCTCGTCCTTGAAGTAGGGCAGGCCACCCATGTCTTCGTGCTTGCGGAACCATGCTCCGGGGTAGTGCTGCTTGAGCACGCCCCATGCCCACGCCCACGACAGGTAGGATAGGCCGTTCTTCTTCTCGATGTGCTGGGATACGTCGATCTTCGACAGCACTTCCCAAGGTTCTGGCATCTTCTCTGACATCGTCATTCCTCTGTATCTGTGTTGCCGGGCAAGTCTGCCCTCTTCATCTGCTTGGTTCTGAAGAACCCACTGTACTGCGGGTGCTTGTGCATGAAGTACCGCGCATAGAGGGCGATGAAGTCGTTGCTGATCTTGAAGTCCTCGCCCTCCGTCTCAATGCTTGTCTCCCATCGTATCCTGTTGACGATCAGCCAAGCGCTCAGGTTCTTGTGCCCCCTGCCTATGGCGATCATGGTAAACTTCTCGAAGAGCCTCCAAACGTGCGGGTTCTTCTTGTGCCAAGACCACCATCGCTTCTTCAGGTCGTCTTCATCTGCGACATCAACACCGTCCCTCACCCCCAATTCTCCCCGTCTACCGCCGAAGACACTTGATCCATGGCCCACTGGTTGCAGAACTCGGACACGGCGCAGTAGTTCGCGCAGCGTGTGTACTCACCCTTGCGGTGCTCGATCTCGTGCTTCGCTGGCAGCGTTGCGACGTAGTTGATCGCTTCCTGATGCGACCAGAGCACCTTGATGGCCCGCTTGGCTCCGGGCTTCTTCACAGCCCAAGAGTCTTCTTTCGCCCACCGCTCCGCGTCGGTGCAGTCGGGCAAGTTCTCGTTGAGGTCGTGGTCCATCTGCGCGGACTGGTGTGCCGATATCCGCTCGCTGATGTAGGCCTCTGCCCTCTCGCTGTCCCACAAGTTCAATCGAACTGTCACCACCGGGGACTGCGGATAGTCAGGCTTGAACGCAGCGTCCCTGCGGCTCCAGTCCCTGAGAATGGCACAGATGCTGATCGAGCCAACCTCCATGCCCTTCACCTTGCGGATCATGTGGGCATAGACGTTCTGCTGGAGTTCCCACTCTTCCTTGCCGAAGATGACGGACCACACCGAGGTAACCTTGTAGTCCGTGATGTGGACCACGTTGTCTACGATCTCCTGATGGTCAATGGCACCAGACAGGGTCCATCCCTGCACCTCCATGAACAGCCGCTCCTCCTTGACCACGTTCCCCGTGGAGGTGGACTGCTCCAAAATGTTGTGGACGGCGGTGCCGAGCAGCGGCCAGATCATATCGGCAGCATCCGACTCGAGGTCGTTTGAGTGCCTGTCCTTGAGGAGGCGAACCCTCGGGCTGTCGATGAGAGAGGTCACCGAGATGTCAGCATTGCCCTTGCTGTACCGGTCAGCCGTGGCATAGTCCACGAATGCCTTCGGAAGGCCGTGCTTGTTTGTGATCTTCATTGAGTCTCCTCCTGATCCATGTCATATACTCTTAGTCCAGAGAGGTCAATACATGTCTCAACATGTCACGTTCACTGTCCTCGGTGAACCAGCGTCAAAGGCTAACAGCCGGAAGATTGTCACCTTCGGCGGCAGGCCTGCCATCATCAAGTCTGCCAAGGCGAGGTCGTATGCCGACGCCTTCCGGCTTCAGTGTGCCGCCCAAGTGAAGACGATGATCGAGGGCGATGTTAAGGTCGAGGCGGTCATCTACTACAGTTCCAGAAGACCTGACCTAGACGAGAGTGTGATCTTGGATTGTATGCAGGGTATCGTTTACCAGAACGATAGACAGGTAAAGATCAAACACATCTACTGGTCTCTAGACAAGAACAATCCAAGGTCAATCATTAGAGTCTCTAGTATAGAAGAGGTAGTACTACCTACTCTAGTATAGGTAGGTATAGGTATACCCAACCTATAGTACTACACAGAACTACAAAGAACCTACATGTAGATACCTCATGTATATACTTCATACATATACTACTTGTGTAAGACATGTGTGGTCAATGTGTCGCACGGCACAACCCTATTGACACTTTCAGAGGTGGTCATGTAGGCTGCTTCGGTCAGAGTCAGAAAGAGGAAGCCGTGCTGATCGAACACAAAGTTCGCGGCGAGGCTCACAGGTTGGGGACCGGACAGCACAAGATCGTCTGCCCATCATGTGGCCCGGAGCGCCGCAAGAAGGGAGAGCGTAGTCTCTCCATCCAGATCGAGACAGAGCGGGCACTGTTCAAGTGCTGGCACTGTGGGCAAGAGGGGATCGTGCCCCTCGAGGAAAGAGCATCTCATGTCAGGAGAGTCATCGTGAACGCAGTGCCGAAGCATAACTGGAATACCCTTTCGGAACAAGCACTTGGATGGTTGAAGAGTAGGGGTCTATCCCAGAAGACTGCTGAGACGCTGAGGATCAAGGAGACGCGGGCATTCATCCGCGCGGTTGGCGAAGAGACGGATTGCGTCGTCTTCCCATACTTCAACAACGGGCATGAGTACGCGGCCAAGGTTCGAGCGATTGCCTCCAAAGGCTTTGCTTGCCAAGGCGCACCGCAGACCTTCTTCAACATCGAGAACGTCGAGCCGAACGACTGGATGATCATTGCCGAGGGCGAGGTCGATGCGGCAACCTTCGTCGAGGCTGGCTATCGCAGTGCCGTATCGATCCCCAATGGGGCACCGATGAAGGTGGTGGATGGTGCCGTCGATCCGAAGGAGGACGGCAAGTTCAAGTTCGTATGGGACGCCAAGAAGCAGATCGATGCGGCTGAGAGGATCGTCATCGCAACGGATGCCGACGGTCCGGGGCAGGCCGCTGCCGAGGAGATAGCCAGACGCATCGGCAAGGACCGCTGCTGGTACGTCGAGTACCCAGAGGGATGCAAGGATGCCAATGACGTATGGCTCAAGTACGGTCAGGATGGCATCGACAGGTTGCTATCCGACTGCAAGCCGTGGCCGATCTCAGGCCTCTACGACTCCTCCCACTTCTTCCAGCAACTCGACGACATATACGACAAGGGCATAGGGAGAGGCGAGACAACAGGCTACCCGACAGTTGACGAAATCTACACCATCGCACCGGGCCAACTGACCATCGTCACAGGTCACCCATCATCCGGCAAGTCAGAGTTCGTTGACCAGTTGATGGTCAACCTCGCGCAAGAGAAGGGATGGCGGCACGCCATCTGCTCCTTCGAAAACGAACCCCGCCTCCACATCGCGAAGCTAGTCAGCAAGTACCTGCGCAAGCCGTTCTTCGACGGGCCTACGCCTCGCATGACCAAGCGGGAACTTGAACAAGGCAAGTCGTTTGTTCAATCGAACTTCTCTTTCCTTTACCAAGCAGACGGCAGCCTCGCATCTCTCGACAGCATCTTGGAGCGGCTGCGTGTTGCGGTGATGCGTCATGGCATCAGGGGCGCCGTCATCGACCCCTACAACTACATCGCCAAGCCGAAGGACGTTGCCGAGACAGATTGGATTTCCAACATGCTGTCTCAGGTCAGGCTCTTCGCACAGGCACATGAGGTTCATGTCTGGTTCGTTGCCCACCCGACGAAGATGATGCGCGGCACCGATGGCAAACTGCCAGTGCCGAACGGCAATGACATCTCTGGTTCTGCCGCATGGTGGGCCAAGGCAGACTGCGGCATCAGCGTTCACCGCCCCGATCCTGCCCACTCCCCCGTGTCGGAAATCCATTCATGGAAGTGCCGCTTCTCGTGGATCGGGAAGCAGGGCAAGGCAGCGCTGATCTATAGCTTGGCAACATCGACCTACAGCGAGAACGGAGACGACCCGTTCTCTGGTCTGCTGCCAGTGAAGGCCGAGGACTCAGAAGAAGACGAGGAGGAGGAGTTGCCATTTTGACCGAACAGATCGATCTCGAGGACTGGATCGAACAGAACGGCGGGCCAAAGCGCCCGCTGTCTGACAGGGTCTCTGTCCTTGCTGAAGCAATCAAGATCACCGGCATACATAGAGAGGCTCAGTATGGCGATGTGGTCAGGAACATGGAGAATGCAGCGATCCTGTTCTCCGCGTGGATCAAGGCCAAGTATCGCATCACTGTGCCGCTCGATGGAGAGGACATCGCCAAGATGATGACGATGATCAAGGATGTGAGGACGATGCAAGGCAAGACACACAAGGACAACTACGTTGATGCTGCCGCCTATGAGGCCATAGCGTATGAATGCAGGATGTCACGAGACAGACATGGACAAGGTGGTTGACCACGGCCTGAAAGGTTCCTATAAGGACATTGGTTCTCTGACCTGACCTGACATCTGACAGTGGACTTAGGGGGGTGGTTATCCACCCCCCCATTTTTTAGTGCACTTGAACTTTTTCGCGCGTCATGATGCCGGTGTTGGGGTCAATCGCAACGCCAGCCTCGCGCAGCAGGATCACGGCGTAGGACAGGATGGCCGGTGTCTCCTCGACCATGTCGTATGAGTAGATGATCGAGGCCAGTAGCTTCGACACATCGACAGGACGGAGTTGCTTCGGTATCGACTCCATGATCCTGTCGAACTGCTTTTCGGTAATGCCTACATCGGCGCTACGCTTCTTCGACATGCGTCTGCTCCCCTACTGTGTGCCATGTGATGTGGTTGCCGCGCACCTCCTTGATGAGAAGACCACGGCTGGAAAGCCTGAGTAGCGCTGCCCTGAGCGTGTCTCTGTTGAGCCCAGTCGCGCGCATGATCTCGGTTGATGTTAGCTTCTGCCCCTTCAGTAGGGCAAGAAGAACCTTGTCAGTGGGGACAAGTGGCTTGTCCCTGTTGGATTGGGTCGGCTTCGACTCCGACCTAAGGCGCGGGGCCTTCCTCATGGGCGAGTCGTCTGGCAGGTCTGCTGTCCTGTTCAACTCGATGTTCCTCTGCCGATGCATGAAGGTGGCGATCTTCGCCTCATGCTTGCGAGCCAGCACGGGATTGATGTTGTAGGCTGGTAGTATGATCTCGACGGGCATCACACGTCCTTCCACGGGTTCGGGTTGTCGCTCGACAGAATGCGCTCAAGCCTCTTCAGTTCGTCGGCCACGGTCTCGCTCGGCTTGTTGAAGGCGGGGTCCACCTGCATCAGGCGGCTCGCTGTGCGCGACCACATCTGCTGCCAATACTCGGCGCGCTCCCTCCAGAGTTCCTGCTCCTTCTTGTGCTCCTCGCGCAAGTGCTCCATTTGACAGTGAAGACTATCAACCTCAGACTCTGCCTCTCTTGCTAGGGCATCAGCCTGCACGGTTCTTTCCTTCCAGTAGGCGGCTTTGTTCGCCTGCTCTTGCAGTTGGATGCGGAGGTCGTCAGTCATGTCTTGTCTCCCGTCAGATAAGTCATGCGCTCCAAGACACCGATAGGATCGATGGCTGACCAGAAGGAATCAGCATAAGCAGCGACGGCGGCAGCACTGTTAACAACAGTGGTGGCAATAGTAGCAGCATCAGCAGCACGAGCAGCAGCAGTAACGGCAGCAATAACAGCGACATCAGCAGCATCGGCACGATCACCATGATGCCACGCAGCATTAGCAGCGCCGCGAGCGGCATCTGCCGTCCTGTCTTGGCACATGGTCCGCCACTCATCCCCAAAGCCACCCTTCTCTGCGATGATGTGAAGTTGCGGCAGAACCACGCTCCACAACCAGTCCAGCAAAACTGAAAGACGCTCCTGCTCTTGCGCCCGGCCAGTGCCGGGCATGTCAGGGATGAGCGACTTGTAACGCAAACTGTTGCGCATCTCGTCTGGCATGGCGTCTTGCAGTTCGACGGCAGCACTACCCAAGACCTTAGACATGCAGGCAGGGATTTTGTCAGTCAATTCCCCGGACATGGCGAGGTTGATAGCGGCCAGCGTGCAGGCGCTTTCCTTCCTGCCTAAGCCACGAGAAAGCACACAACTCGCAAGGTAAGTCTCCAACTTGATGCGGTGGTCTGTGGTGTAGTCAGTCATGGATTGGCTCCCATCAGTTTTGAGACACGCTTCTCCAAAACGTCAACGCTGTGCCGGGCGCTGTCCAATTGGTTCAGAGCTTCGTCACGCTCCTCCACCGCCCTCTTTAGATCACCCCGCAGCCTCTCGATCTCGGCGGCTTGGGCTTCGATGCAAGCAAGCAACATGTTTGGTGTAAGAGTTTCTTCTGTCGGGCACTCAGCCCAGTGTTCCCAGAAGCATTCATCTCCATATCCTGCCTGTGCCCATGCTTGGCAGATGTCTTTCACAGTAGCGTCGGTCATGGCTTGGCTCCTTTCAGATAAGTCATGCGCTCCAAAACACCGATGGGGTCGATGGTCGCCCAAAATTCAGCACGAGCAGCAGCATAATCAGTAGCAGCATCAACAGCACGAGCAGCATGAGCAGCAGCAGCATAAGCAGCAGCACGAGCAGCATCAGCAACATAAGCAGCACGAGTTTCTCTC